CTGGGAGCAAGTCTATTTAGTTGTGTCCTGTGTGTGAGTGTATGGATGGGCTGGTTTTCGGCCCTGTTCATATATAATCCCGGACAGTATCTAAATATCGAACCAGTTCAATACAGTTGGTTTTGGTCAGGATTCGTGTACAGTTTTTTCGCATGGACAGCGCACTTGTTGGAGGGCAAATTGTATAATGGCTAAGTTTTGGTACAAACCTGCTTACCATCTTACCGAGCGGGAAGTTCGTTACGCTATTTCGTGTACTAACTCGAATTTAGATGCAGCGAACTTCCTGCATATTTCTTACGCCACATGGAAGAAGTATGCGAAAATGTACTTTGACCAAGAGACTGGAAAGACTTTGTACGATCTCCACAAGAATAAGGGGGCCAAGACGTCAAAAAAGTCAAAGTCAGTTCTCACAGTTGACATGAAAGATATATTCGCCGGAAAGCATCCGAAATACGATGTCAACAAATTGCACTTCCGGTTGATCAACGAAGGTCACTTAGAAGAACGATGTTCTCTTTGTGGCTTCTGCGAACGAAGGATGTCTGACTATAAGGTACCAATACTGTTGACGTGGAAGAATGGAGACAAGCGGGATCATCGCAGAGAAAACTTGGAATTCGTTTGTTACAATTGTTACGCCTTGTACTATGGCGAACTTCGACAAAGCGGATACTTGATCATGGACAAGGACAAAAACATAAACGATGGAAACTCAGATTGATAATTTGACTCTGGACGAACTCTATAAAGAACTGGGACTCACAGTATTCACATTTATAGAAACTTCAAATATGCTGGAACAACTGTCGGAGTACAGAGAAGCACTGCATAATAAAATTAAGGAAAAACAATATGAACATCAAGGTTTACATTCCGGAAAATGAATTTAATTCTGTTGTATCCGGCCAAAGACCGACAAGATATTGGACAGACCGACCTAACTTGCAAAACATTATATCGGTGGAAGTGTCTGCTTCTGCGGTAAAAGGTTGGGGTTCTCCGGCACCTATCTCCGAGCATCCGGCTGGAAGAACTGGTCAAAGGAATCTTCTGAACGATTAGATAAGAGGTTTGTAGGTAGCATAATCGTACCTGATTGTTGCGGTCACTTCTGCTATCTCGCTTTCGGCACCACGATCCATATCTCCGAACTTCACCGATTCGTAGAAGGCTCCATACAAAGTCCACGTTCCCATCGGCAATTCGTCAGGACGAAGTATCGTCAATCTCATATCGTGCTTGTAGAAGGCATTTGCGTAGTCTCTGGCGTCTCTTACCAACTGATGCTGCTGAAAATACATCCACACCTCGTTGATAGTCATATTTTCGAATTGATAGAATTGTAATGAGATAGGTTCCCATTTTGTCTTTCCTTTGACATAGAAACTTCCGTTTTGATGCGCGACTTCTACCGGAGAGTTGTCGGCAGACGGCTGCTCTGCACTACGTGCGTAGAACATAGAAAAAGGTAACTTGCTGGTGAAGACAGTGTACCTGAATTTTAGCGTAGGCTCGAACGGCCCGGGAATCAAGAGTCTCATATACTTAAATATCCTTTGCCTAAGAATTATCCCTGCCAAATGTTAAAGTTTGTGCGGGGTATTCCTGTTTGGGTATTTATTTACAAAAATTTGACTATATATAAACAACACAATTGACATTTATGAAAAAGTTGGTTACAATTGGTTGCACGATATTGTGTATCACGTTCTTCGTCACTGCATCTGTTGAGAGAAAAAATAACATCGCCTCCTCTCTCCCGACGACTGTACTCCCGCCATCAAACGATGATCCCGAACAGCGTGTTCCTGCTGGGTGCAAATATACTCCGTATCAAATATTGGTTTGGGAAATAAAAGCCAATGAAGGCTATGTCTCTTGGTGGTACAGGGATGGTCGGGGCGCGAACGGCCGACCCGCGTATTCAATCGGCTTCGGTTGGAATGATTTGGGAGGAACTCGGAGAGGCGAAATAAGGCAATACACCAAGGATGGTGTTGTAACCATGCAGGAGGCAACCGAAATCATGTTGAAAGAACTCGAAAAGTACGGGGACTATAAACCAGATGCTCTCAGAAATATTGCAGTAAAACTCCACAGATACAATACAGGTCAATCGGCTTTCGGAAGCGATTTAGGATCGTGCTGTGGAGGCCAATCCGGCTGTGGAAGACCTGTCAAACCAATCCGAGACAGTCACAACAGGAGAAGAAAATTTGAGTTGGCATTGTGGAAACACAATGTATCGGAGATAAATAGAATCACCGAAGAAAATAAAGAAAAAGTATCCAAAATGAAAACAAAATAATCGGAGGAAGCCCTAATGAAAACTTTAACACGCTTAATCAAAGAAAAACCTTATTTAATTTTATTGGTCATACTTGCAACATTATTGTGTGGTATGTCGTTTAGGAAGATATTGGACAAAGACACTCGTATCAGAAAAAAAAAGATAGAGTACCTCGTGGTTCACTATACTGCCAATGCACATGAAGGTGCCGATGCTGAGGCCAATGCCAAGTATTTACAGCACAAGGAAGCCGCTGGCGCTCACTATGTCATAGATGACGTAGAGATAATTCAAACAGTGCCGGAGAATCAGGTTGCTTACGCTGTGGGTGGTCGAAAGTGGCTCGGATTCATCCCGAAGCCTTGGCTGGACAACAAAATAAAGAACGAGAATTCGCTATCGTTTGAAATGTGTTTAGGTGGTGGAAGAAATGACTCCTTGATAGTTGACAAGGCTGCTCAGGCAATTGCATGGCAGATGTTAAACAAGGGGTTTTTTCGCTATGACACTGTTACGGTGTTGGGTAATAAACAGTACATGAAGGTTCCAGACCTCGGACGAATTGTCAGACACCATGACGTAACTGGAAAACCTTGTCCAAGATTCTACTACATGGATGACCAGTGGAATCAGCAGAAGGAAGACAGAGCGTTTTGGAAATTCAAAAATATTGTTTCAAAATACTTCAAAAGTTATGTTGAATTCACAACGAAGCGCACCGCCACAGATAATTTTGGCGAACCAATACAAGGTGTTCCCGTCCAGTAAACCGGAAGTTAACCAGCTAATTTGGTATCTTGGGCCAGTAGGCAAGGAGATACTTGGCTATTACGTAGGTAAAACTTTCTTCGTAGAGTCCGATGGTACTAACAAAGGATATTATGCGAAGTATTGGAGACCTGCGGATGAACAAGATTATCTACTGCCTACTTGGTCTCCTGATCCAGTAGTTGACAAGAAAATCAAACGAAATGTTAAATCCAAGAAAAAGATTGCGGATCAGTGGGACTGATGTTATCTTTGTGAAAAACAAAAACTACTATGAACAAAAAAGACCAATCCGGACTCCGGAACGTGGACAGGACGATTGACAATGCCGCTAAGAACATTGACAAAGTCATTCAAGAACTGGACAGAATGTCTATCGAAAAAAATCTTCCAACCAGCAAAGACATTCTTAACAAAATCAAAAGATAATAATGTACGACCTGCTATTCAAATCAAAACACCGCCACTGGATTTGGTTCGGCGGTAGTATTCTAATTATGATGCTCTTGGGAGTTCTGAGAGTAGATGTGAACCTGTCATTCGGTTCACTTTAAACAAAAAGGAAAACATGAAAATACTTTACTCTTTACTTTTACTCCCTACACTGGTTGTGTCTCAGACGACCAAGGCCGATACGATACCTGTGTGCTACCGAGACACTGTTTGCTTTGTCAATTGGCAGTACGATAACTGTACTCCGGTTGAATGTGGACATATCGTCACCTTGGTTGATAGTAACTCTGTCAAGTATGAGACTATCCCTTCGAACTATGTTTTCGACCCCCAGTATCAAAGCCCGTACACCGAGGAACGATTTTGTGTGCATTTTACAAATGCGGGCGGAGTCAAGGTCAGGTTTACCGATTATGACTTTGCCTCTGGAATTGTGAAAGTAGTCGAGAAGACGTTCTTGGTCGGATCGTGCAGAGACACAATTGTTTCAGGGACGAACGATACAGTAATTGTTGTTTGGCCCGTGAAAAATTCGGAAAGAAGGTTTAGAAATGTCTATCTTCCATCTGCGTTTAACCCGAACTATTCTCCCTTCTTTCCGTTTACTGAAAGCCATTATGAAGTAATGATCAAAAGCCTTATGGTATGTGACGTGTCTGGAAATATCGTCTTTGAAGGCAAGGACTTTTGGACAAATGATCCGGGTTCTGGATGGCAAGCTACGACTGCTCCCGCCGGAGTATATTTTTGGGAAATTCAAACGCTAACTTATAAACGTGCCGGAGCAGTTGTACTGTCTCGGTAAACTCAA